CCTTGATCACATAATCAGTATCTTCAACTAGCGCCTCGCCGTCCTCCGTTAGTGCCGTTATCGCCCAAATGGGCCGAGCAGGTGGATAAAAATCTTTTCTCTCATCACCATCATATTTCGCATCTGTATATGCCGTATAAACAAGACTCCAGCCAAGGCGCGTTTCAAGGTCTTCAGATACCGCATTTATGAGCTTTTCAAGGAGTTGGTTATATTCGTCTTCTTGGATATGCAGATATACCTTTAAATTATCAAGCATTATCACCGCATTATCATTTAATGCCATCTCTTCTCTCCTAACTCACAATTGAAACAATAATCGATTCTCTCTGTGGGTGCTTATAAATCTTCCCGGCATCCGTTGTAACCTTAAACTGCACAGTGTAGTCATATCCGGCCCGGCCCTTCTCAACAACCCAGGAAAAGGATTTACCATCTGAGGCGATAGAGACCGCACCATTTGTGGCCAAGTCATCTCCATCTCCCGTAGGCGTGATCACTGCCGTAACCGCGCTTATCTTTTCGCTCGTATCAAGGTCGGGTGTCGTATATCTTAGGCCGATCGGAAATTTCCCGTCAGCATGTTTTTCTACTATTGCCTGTACCGCCATTTACCCTCTCCTCTTAACGTCAAAAATTCTCTGCCTGGGGGAAACGTCTTTTATTCTTTTCCTGGCATTCACGTCAAACACCCTCTCTCGAGGTTCGACATTGAATATAATGGGATACACATCTCCATAAAAATGAACCCCATAAAGATTAGCCCCATAAAGATTATATCCACCCATTCACGTCCTCATTTGCCCGACCCGCCATTAGGTCCCCCATTATTTTCTCGGCTTTCGCCTTGTGATTTTCTTTGTCCATGTGTTTTTAGGGCCATTTTATCTCCTTAAAATATTGCATTAGACTGATTCTCATGTGCTCCGATGTCGGGGGCATGGCGTATCATCAAGCCTAGATAGTCTACTAGAAGCCCCACGGCTGTCCCTGCGTTTACACAGAGGGAATGTGGATTGAGGCGAAAATCCCCATTGGCAGGGTCTATCATGTGAGGGTCGCCATGTGTAGAATTGGCATCTGGTGATCCCTCTAAGGCTTGCCATTCGGCAAGGGTCTTACCCACCGAATCCACAGCAGCCACCTGACCATCCAGTTCGACAATTACGCTATCAAAATAATAGCGATTATTATCAAAGGTGTTGTCTGCTATCTCTGCGGTTGCGATATAAATGGGTCTATTATACGTAAGATTGTCATGGTGAATAATGTTGTTCTTGAAGATATTGCCATCACCGCCAGCAGATATGACAAACCCACAATCAGTATTGTTATAGATGAGATTGTTGTAGATTAAATTGCTATCGCTACTTCCACCACCTTCTGTGCCAGGAAGTGTGATTCCCTTGCCACCATTTAAAAACAAAAGATTATAATAAACCTGATTAGAGTCGGATTCATTTTGGAGAGACAATCCGTGCTGTCCATTTGAGTGGAATTTGTTGTAGCGGATGATGTTGCTATTGGCATAATTCAGATACATCCCATGATTGAGATTGTCATAAATGTCATTATGCTCGATGGTTATTCCAGTTGGTCCATTTGGGGAAGTCCCTATAAATATGCCACCATGAAGAACTGAATCTTTACAAATATTATTCGCAATCAATCCAGATGAAACATCTTCTGGAGCACCCTGAATAGCAATTGTATATCCTGAATTTCCCGTCCCCGTACAATTTTGGATAACAAATCCCGTAGACGATAACCCAGAAAAGGCATTTTCGTTCGCCCTTGTTCCTATAATGCCATCGATAGTAATATAATCCATACTACTAAATCGTATACAGAAATCCCTTATCCCCGCCTCTACGCCTGGGCCGCTCAAATCATCGGGGTCTGTCGCAGAATAAACATACAAGACATTGGCAACCCAAAACCAATCATTTGCTGAATCCACATCTTCTAAGACAGTTTGTATATTACCTGCTATTCCATCAAGCCAAATTGAATTCGGTTCTGTCGTACAGGTCGCTTTCCATCCATTGTTCACTCTGATTTCAATCTGGTTAACGGTATAACAATAAGTATTAGACCCACCAGCGGTCGCGTCTTCTGTCATCGTCTGATCGCCCTCATTGTTTTTGAAATAACATCCGCCCAAAATATCATCTCTAATCTTTCGATAAACTGTGCCGCCAACATCATCAAGGTTGACATGAACCAAATGGCTATTAGCAATATCCCAATCATAATCAATCCAATCACTCCATTTATCCTCATCTGCACTTAGAGTTACATTGTTATTAGAATCAAATGTAATGCGAGTTGGTGCAGAAGCATAATCTTCTGTCGATCCGCTTCTTTCTCCCACAGAGCATCCAGTAACCACGGAACCTGTTGTAGAATGACTCCTTAACTGTACCCTGATTTGATTACCGCCGTGGGTAAATGTTGCAGCAGGAACAATAAGGCGATACCAAGCGTCACCAACAACGCCTGTGCTATCTGTACTTAACGCATTATCTTCAACGACATCTGCCTCAGTCCACGTTGCAACTAAATCAGACCCATTGATAATCGGGTCAGCACCCGTTCCATACGCCTTCACAAGAAGTGGATATGTCTCCGTACCCGAACAGCCAACGGTCAGGGTTTCTCGCCACTCCTCACCTCTCTTTAGGTTTAGCGTTACGCTTGTGACTGGGGTATTATTATAATAATCATAGACCGAGTTATCCCCACCTGTCGTCCAGTTTATCTCTGAGAAATCGCTGTATGGGTCAGCCTGTGAACCGTCACCCCCAGGTGCAACGGACTCATCTATGTAGATATTAGGCCAATCATCCTGATCACCATTCCCACCCAAAGGCACGTATTCATACCAACCGATGTCTGGATTAGAGCCTTCAAATTCCAGCCCGACCCCATCTCCCTGAGTCCACGTCACAGCCTCATCAACGGTTATCGTATCGGTATCATAATCAATCTCTGTTATTCCTACGGGGTCGGCAGTCCCTTCAATCTGAATCTCATCACCTGCTACAAGCCCCTCGCCATCAGAGAAATATCTGGCATCGTCTACAACAAACTCAGTTCCGGTATCACTGGCAGAGGTAATTGTGGTCAGCCAAGCACCCGCCCCGACACAAGGACTGCTTCCTGGTATGGTGAAATCATTGCCATCCTCATCGGTAAACGTAGGGTTACTATCCATGTTTGCCGTAAATGGGGCCAGGGCATTTGCTCCTGCTGTTGTATAGGTCGTCCCCAAATAGCGTACAGTATTCTGGCCACCAGCAGTTCCGTAGGTGACGTTGTTTATATATGTATTATCGCCAAAATGTGCCTCTTCACCAGCAGTAACACCTGCATAAATCTGATAGGAAAGATTGCTGTAGAGGATATTGTTTTTTACAATGTTATTCTTTAAATCACCAGCGTCATCGTAGACAATATAAAAAACCCCTGCCTGACCACCCCCAGAATTATCGTAACAGACATTGTGATATATATGATTATAAGTACCAGAGGAAGTAACCCCCGAATGGAGATTGGTATATAGAAGAATCCCGATTTTATTATCGTAACCCCTATTTCTTCTGACAACATTATAATGACCACCGCAAAGTTTAATCCCTGCCCCTGTCGCTGCCCCATAGACTATATTGTCCTCTATGAGATTGTATCTAGTGTATTGAACAATAGTCAGGTTGTCATCGAGAGGGTCATAAATCGTGTTGCCCTTAATGACGTTGTATTCGGCATAATTCTCCGAATCCACACTTCTGAGACTAACCCCTCCGTGAGTGTTTAATGCCCCACCGATTACCGTATTGTCCTGAAAAAGAGTGTAAGATGCTGGATAAATCTCGACAACATCACCAAGCCCATTCTCAATATGGCAATCTTTTACGGTGTTGTAGTTTGAGTTCTGGATTCTAACCCCACCCCAGGAACCAGCATTATACATCATGACCGTATCAATAATATTGTGAGTGGAATTAGCCAGCATCACCACCCATCTTTCACAGTTTTGGATGGTGATATTGGAAACCGTAATGTAAGATTTCCCACTCAGGTAAACACCGTTTCCGCTGTCATTCCTATCTATAACAACCGCATCTGTATCATATCGAGTGTAGGTAATAAGGCTTCCGTCTGAACCTGAGTTGTCGGGCTGGATAGCCTCATCATACGTCCCTGCCAGAATCTCAACCGTATCTCCTGCGGTGAGAGTTTCATTCGCCTTGGTTATGGTTAGCCAGGCATGGTCATCCCCCGTACCTAAACCATCGTTGCTGTCGTTTCCCGTCGGAGAAATATAATAAGTGGTGGCAAAGCCCAGAAATGTCAGCGAAAATAACAGTAGAAATAGCGTTAGTAGCTTCTTCATCATGTCACCTTATCTAAAATCACCATTAAACAAACCGAGCCAATTTGTGCCGTCATAAATGAATGTGACAATATCCACAGCAGCAGCCGTTGTAGTTAGAGTCGGTGCTACAGCACCAGGCCAGTCAACCGTTCCAGGCCATGTGGCTGTACGGCTTCCTACACCATCTTGCTTGAGAATCAGCGTAACCTTCCCCTTGTTCGCAGGGGCGGTGAAGGTAAACGTTTCATTGGCTGCACCAAAAGTAAAATACATGATATTACCAAGTCCCCAGTCAACTGTAGTCGTGCCATCCCCCGTGGCTGTCTGCATGGTTCCATAATGACTGACGCTATTAACTTCGCCTTTTAAATCAACCAGAATCGTTGTGTCTTCAGTAATCCTAATCCCCTCAACTCCACCAGCTATGAGAGAGAGTGTGTCGACCCCTGCCCATCCAATGCCACTATTGTCATCATTCTCCCTTGGCACGAGACATGGAACTGTTGCACTAGATGCGGCACATAGTATGGCGGCTCCATTGTTAGCCTTAAAATAAGTTGGACTCATCTCAAAACGCCACGAACCGCTTACTGCAAAGTTGAGCCTATTGTCCGCACTCTCATAAAGCCCCGTATTCCCATCACCAAAAGCAAATGTAGGAGTTGCCGCATCGTTTTCGAGGGGCAATACAAGATGCGAGGCAGCGCTCATTGTAAGCGTAGTTCCTACCGTCCACGTAGCAACGGTATTCGCACCAGATAACGTCAAGTTACCAGATAAATCGATTGTCCGATCAGCACCGTTTACTGAAAAACTCAGCACTCTATTGCTCGTATCATCCTCATTCCATTTGACTTCTAAATAATGGGTTAGGTTGAGATCGAAACATATTACTCTATTTAGAGGAACCTGTGCCAACAATGGAACACTAAATACGAATATCGCTAACATCGCCAAAATAAATGCTTTTATTTTCATCAAAATTCTCCTTATGTTGTAATCCAACCAATTCCCGACACACCAGTTATTGCCCATTGTGTGGCAGATATAAGCATTAGTGTAATTGTGGCATACGTCTCACCGGCCTGGGCGTTGTAAATCGTTCCACCCGCCGATGAGTCATGAATGGTATCGGCGTCAGCAGCGGCAATCGTTACCTGCCCAGCACCGAGTTTAATAAATGTTATAATCTTCCCTATGTCACCTGCCGCCACCGAAGGCAACGTAAATGTTTTCAAACCAGCTGCACTCATAGACAAGGATTGATGTATACCAAAATCTGCGGCAAGTACCGCATAATCATCCGTCTTTGCTGTAACAGTCATGTTTGGAAATGCAGAAATCCATGAAAAGCTGCCAGTCCCCGCAATCGCCCCATCCCGATCAAGTTTTTCCGTCTGCAAGTCATTAACGTGAGCAGCCATAACCTTGTCAACATTATCTGTTTTGGTCGTCCAGGAATAACCGAGCAAAAACAGCGCGATTGCTGCCAACCATGTCGGCGATGCCAGCAGATTTAAGATAAAATAATGTATATCCATTTTTAACTCCCTAGAAGGTTATACCCTCATCATCCGCCATAAGAGGTACAAACAAAAATGCTACCGTCAATATGATTAAAAATAGTTTCTTCATTTCATTTTCCTGGTCGTTGCCCCTCGGAGCATCTTGTCCTTAACGGGCTTCTTCATCTCTTTTATCTCTATGAAGCATTCGGGAAAGCCATCAATGAGATATTCGGCCAGATCATCCGGCACCTCTTTCTCCTCACCGTCAACAAAATCTACCCTATGTGAATGATAGGCTGGAAAATTGACCATACCCTTAAATCTAATCTTCTTCATGTCTTCCTCCAAAGGGTGTAGGGAGGGGGAATCTCACCCCCTCCCGTTATCTCAATTACACGTCGTACTCGTAATAATCAATCTGGATGTATGCACCATGAAGTGCAAGTCCGTTTCCTGTCTTCGTCACCTCGAACTGGAGCTGGTCAGCAGCAGCGCGAATTGCCTGGGCAGCCACTACCGTCATTGCCTGTGGTACTCCGGCAGCGAATGTCGTCCCTGCTGCGCTGTCTGGACCGTTTGCGATTGTGGCAATATCGTTTGTGATATCAGTCAACGCGAATGTGTTGTAATTGGTATCGGCTTTGGCACAGGCCGTGTCTGATCCAAGATAAACAGCAGAAATCTTGATGGCACGAGCCAGCAACCAGAGAGGATACTTGATTGCATCTGAATCAATAAGAATATCCCCCAACCGAAAGACTTTGGTTTTAAGTTCACTTGATAAACTCATTCTTATCTCCTATTAACTGATCTTATAGCCAATGGCTACAATCGGCTCTGCGGTTACGTCATAGATCGGGATAAAGTCTTTCTTGAATCGAACATTCAACACGTACTGATCAACGTCATTGTCAAAGTCAACGGTGAGTTTCCAGTTTCCGCGGTTACCGATAATAAAAGCCTTGCGATTTACAACGGTTAGTTCTGTGTAGCCGGTAGCTCCGGTATAGTATCCAGTGGTGTGCAAATTCTGCCGGGTCTTCTCTGAGATGACAACGGGTGAGCCATAGAGCTTTGCAACCTCTCCGGTTAGAATCACCGCACCCGGACCATACTTGTCAACAGTTAGAAGTTCAGCTAATCCTCTCATTTCGTTGTAGCCAACAGGTCCGGTAATCCACGTGAGGTCTGATGGGGTAATCCCATATTTTGCCATCTTTGTGAGTAGACTCCTGGTCGTATCCTTGTCAAATGTAGAAAGATCGGCACTCCAAGAGTTGGCCATTGCCAGTTTCCGCAGTCCCTTCCAAATCTTCCTGTGATCCTTTGTGTCGGTTACGTCTGAATCCATGTGGGGAGCCGTTGTGTCTCCATTGAGAAGAGCGTCTTCAACTGCAAGTGCCGCGGATTTAGCGATGTTATTCTTGACGGCTGGAAGAAGCGGAACAATTGACTCTTCATCCAACTCCTCTGACCAGATAGATCGAGCCCTCAGCTTTTTGGCCGTAAGGGTCAAATCTCCGGTAGTTAGCTGTGTGCTTGGGGTTTTGCTCGGTTCATCACTTTTAGATTCAGGAATCAGATAAAAGGTCATATCAGCTAAATTTGTGGGGAGCTTGAACGGGTTGCGCGGCATTTGGATCTCGGTAAATAAACCGGGAACACGAGCCTCTAATCGATATTTCTCAACCAGATTCGTGCTCAAGGTTGTGGGTATCCACTCTGCACCCTCTGTGGCCGTTGCCGTATCCATCGCTTTCCTGAGAGCCGTGTTAGACGCCTTGAATCCCTGCCACATTTTCAGGTTCTGTGGACTCGTCCGCAAAAGAGTTGCGGTGATATAGGCGTTGTCAGCAAACTCTCGAATCTCTTTCTCTGCATCGTTGAGCATGGCAGAGGGCATCTCCATAATATCTTTGATGCCCTTAACGTCTCTCGAAACGGTATCTGAAAAGTCCAGCTTACGAGCAGGCGTAGAGGCCTCTTTCTTCTCTTTCTCTTCTTTCGCTTTCTTCTCTGCCTCTGCTTTTACCTCTTTCTCCTTGGCTTCCTGCTCTGCCAGAGAAGTGGCCAAAAGATCAGACTGTTCCTTAACCGTGTCTTTGAGTGCCGAGATTTCTTCTCTTAATTCTTGAACTTCGGTCTTTTCGTCACTCATGTGTTTTTTCCTCCGATTTGAATTTTTCGCAGATAAGCTGCGATTGTTTTTTGAGTAATTGTTAGCACTTCAATAATGCCTCGAAGTGCCTGTATTAAATCGGGCAAGATGCCCTGTATCTCTGTGCTTTCCAATTGTTCCTTTTCCACCTCTCCCTGGAGCTTACCCACGTCAGCCTCGGTCAACATTCTTTCAGCCACCTCTCCAGGTAATGGCTCCCTCTTCTTCTTCGGCCAAGCATCGGCAAATTCTTTCGTTATCACACCCTTCTTGAATGCGTTATCTATGGCTTCCTGATTAGCAGGGATGATCACACTCGAATACTCAAGCAATTCAGATTTCTTGAATTTGTAACCAGTAACATCCCCATCCTTGCTCTTGATCTCTTCTGTCTCTCCCTTTAGTGGAATAAAGCCTATAGACCAACCAAGGAGCTTCATCTTGTGGAGCGCATAATGATCGCCAGACAGGTCCCTCAATGACTGACTTAATTCTTTGTCATCTGGATTAAAAAACTTGGTTCCGGCATAAGTGGTTTTTCCCTCAAGCTTAAAGCCGACATTCTCCCCGATAACAGGAGGAGGATTCCCCCCATAATAGTTATGATCGGCAAGAACCCCTGGCTTTTTCTTGAATCGCTTAGTGTCAATCCCATCCGCAACAACAATATCTCCATATCGATCCACAACCTCTTTTGAGATTTTGTGCCAGATGATCCGCTTCTTCTCATCGATCGACTTTATTTCAAGATCATTCGTATCTAAGGCCCGTATTATCTTTTCCATGTTAATCTCCTTGTAGCTCCCCGACTTCCGGGAATGTCGCACACAAACAGTTGCATATATTTCCTGGGCTTCCTGCTGGATCACCAGGATATTGGAGCTGTTCACCCCCCACAATAAATGGCTCATCTAACCCAACAACCTGGCCATCCGTAGCCATGTGTTCATCTCTCGATTCAGGGGCAAACGCTGAAAGCCAGCCCTTCTTCTCCACAAATTCAGTTTGTTTGTATCCCTCGACCTGCCCCCAATTCTCAACCTTTGCCGTCTCTGTCCTGGCCCATAGTCTAGATCGCCACGTTGAAAACTCGTCTACCTGGTGGGTGATGAGCTGTGTGAATTCTTCAACCGTCCAGCTTTCCTTCACTGCCCTCTGGAGCGTGCGGTAGATAATATCAACCAGCGTCTCGTTGACCACCGTTCCAGAGTTGAAAATCATCTGCTGTAGCGCCGCCTCCAACTCTGGAGTAAGATGAAATCCATCATCCTTAAAGATTGCCTTCGCCTCGAGGTCATATAGAAAGCCCTTAGACGTAACCCGGCCAGCCTCCCCGGCCCTCACAAAAGCTTCCCAGTACCAGGGCTTAAAATCCTTAATATACTTGTCTGTCTCTTCCCCGATCTCAATCAGCGCAGTTGGGGCAACCGCAGCCAGATCATCAACGCCCTTCAATCGCTCAGCGATTAGCGTAGCCTGACGCTTGATATACTTAACCGCAATCGGGATATATGCCTTCTCTTTCGCCTCGACTCGTTTAACAAAATTCTCCCAGAGTGCCTTCTTACGCGCCTTCTCTTCCCAGAATGACTCCTTCTTAGCCTTATGTGCAGGAAGTGACTTAATCGCCTTTTCTCCCTCTACACCAATGGGAATAAGCCCCATCTTCATAAAATATTGATTGCCCCCCTCGTATGGATCGGCATCATAAAACTCACGCCTGATCTGATTGGGCGTTTTAATTGCATGTTCTATCAATCGCTGTGCCACACTTGACCGCCTCTCCTCATCTTCCTGCAAAACCTTAATGTTCGAGTAGTCAAATTTAAAGAAATAGGATTCATCAAAATGAGGTGCCAGATTAAGTGTCATCTTATCCGCAATCAAATCCAAAATCGGCATAACACAATCTTCCCAAAACTTCTTGCTCTGTACTTCCATATTGCTATAATTCGCATATTCCAGAAGCCCTACGATTGAGGG